AGAGTTACACCCTGCTGTTGAAGTTGGCTCCAGGCAAATCATTGGTATGTCGCCAGCTGAACGCCAAGGGCAAGGTTCTTGCCACTACCACCATCGACAGTTCATTCTGCAAGGTGGAATTGGTGAAGAAGGCTGCCAAGCTTCAGATAGAAGGCTCTGCAGAAATCTTCGAGATTATTCCTGAGAAGTAAAGGACTGAACTTTCGCAAGCGGGGAAGTCCGCTAGGTGTCTCGCCAGATTGTAAATCTGTCGGGACGCCTAGCGAGCTTGTACTCTTGGAGACGCCATACGCCCTGAAAGGGCAGAAGCTCCTAGCCAAGGGCAACACCCTGGGTTAAATATGCAACCAACAAGGCGCCCTGAAAGGGCAAAAGCTTTAAAATAGATGCTTTTGTCCTTTCAGGGCGCTTGTTTTATGTCATCTCTAGTTAAAGAAATGTAAAAAGCAAACGAATATGTGGATTTTCGAATAAAAAGTGATAATTTTGTACTTCGAAACAGGAAAGGTGCTCGAGTGGCTGAAGAGGCACGCCTGGAAAGCGTGTATTCCCCTAAAGGGAATCGGGGGTTCGAATCCCCCTCTTTCCGCTAAACTCCTTTATTTTAAGGGGATTTGCCAAAAGTGTTTTTTGATACATTTTCATACTTTTGGGTAAAGTTGGGTAAAATCAACCGCAGATTAACCGCAAAAACCGCAAATAAACCGCAACATTAAAAAGAAGAGATATGGCAGTAACAATTCACATATACTTAGATAAGCGTAGTTCTAAGAGAGGTGGTGAAGCCCCTCTTAAAATTGGTATTAACAAACAGGGCTCTTCTGCGTACATCAATCTTGGTGTGAAGATATTACCAACTCAATGGGACCCAAGTAAGGAACGCATCAAGAATAGACCAGACAAAGCAAACCTGCAGAGCTATATTGATACCCAAAAAAGTACAGTATCAAATATCGTTCTCGAATTATTGAAGAAAGGTGAGTTAACCAAATTGACAGCTACACAAATTAAAAACAAGGTTGTAGAAATCATGGAGCCAACCGCAGTAACCGCAAATGGCTTTTACAGCCGTTTCCTGTCTTATGCAGAATCGCGCACTGCTAAGAGGACGAAGGAGATTTATCTTGTAACTGCAAAACGTATGGCTGAGTATGATGCTAAGATTAAGACGAAAACCTTCGAGGATATTACTAAGGATTGGCTTAGTGGTTTTGATGCGTTTCTTCTTCAATCTTCTCCGTCTGTAAATGGAAGGAGTATTCATTTTCGCAATATCAGAGCTGTATTTCGTGATGCCATGGCAAATGAGATAACTATGTCTTATCCTTTTCGGGTATTCAAGATTAAGTCTGAGCCTACAATTAAGCGTTCTCTGACTATTGACGAATTGCACCGATTATTTTCTTTCCATGGGAGCGAGAAGCAAACCATGGCTGTCGATATGTTCAAACTATCCTTGTTTCTTATAGGCATCAATGTAGCTGACCTTTGCAACCTCACTGAGATAGGGCAAGATGGCTATATACACTATAAACGACAAAAGACACAGAAGCTATATAGCATCAAGGTTGAGCCCGAAGCATTAGCCATCATAGACAAATATAGAGGGAGAAAGTATCTACTCTGTATTCTCGACCAATACGCAAGCGTCCATACGTTTACTGCGTCATGGGGAAAAATATTGCAAAGCATTGAAGGTTTTGATAATTTAACATCTTACTGGGCTCGTCATACTTGGGCAACAATAGCTAGCGAACTCGATATACCCGTTGATGTGATAAGCCATGCCCTAGGACATTCTTTCTCTACAGGTGCAAAAGTGACACAGGTTTACATCAATTTCAATCAGCAAAAAATTGATGATGCAAATAGGAAGGTTATAGACTATATTTTTCAGTAAAATGATATTACAAAATAATCTAGAAATGATATAAATAGTTGATTTTTAGCTTATTGCGCTGTTTTTTGTGGTTGATGTAGATATATAAGTAAGAAAATGTGCGGTCTTAGATAGGCTTAAAATAAAGATTTAACTTTTGGTTAACTTAACTAAACTTCAATGGTGTTAACTATAACTAAAATGGCAACTAATTGGCTGTCAGTTGTTTATAGAACACTATTGAAGTTTAATAAATTTGTTTTACATGGTTTTAAACCTTGTTTCTCTCTATAATTGACTTATGCGTTTTTGATAATTCTGAGACTCCATACATATCAACAATTGCCTTTTCCTTTAAACAAAGGCTGATTTTTTCAACGAGGTTGATAACAGCTTCATCAACCTCACACATAGCGTTATATACCTCGGGTGTACTTTCTTCTTCAGCATTCTTGCTGCATTCGTTCCAAGTTTGGTTTAGCTGCCTTGCAGCATCCACCATTAATTTAATGTCCGTCATATTTCTAAATTTTAAATGAATATCCTACTAACTGCCTGGCAGAGCCATCCCATCATATAGCAAGGCTCTTCGTCTTTCAAGTCAATACCTAGTGATTCGCAGATATGAGTGACAACATGAAACATTTCGTGTGTGGCAGTATTCACGAACTCATATTCTGATGTGGTCCTGCTAATAGCAACCACACTCTTTCTACCTGCAAGATTGGAGTAGGTTAGACCTGTGTTCGGTATTCCTCGTAAGCAATGCTCCCTTGCGCTTTCGACTGCCTTTTCTGTGCAGCCTATCTGCACAAGGGAGTTGCATACCTCATCGGTATCTGATGATTCCAAACCGTAAAACACAAGAACTTTCCAATCGTACTTTTCTAGATATATCTCTTGACTTATCATAAAATATCATCCCATGGAATGCCGATGCCATTATGGTTGCAATCGGCATAGAATCTGTTAAAGATGAAGCCATCCTTCTGATCGGTATCATCAACCATATCTTTCACGAACAAAGCCATGTGAGCTTCGTCCTCGATGGAAGACTTATAGAAATCAGCCTTAACCATGTTTGCCACATAGACATGATCATAGCCTACATTATTTTCAAGTGTCACTCCCTGCTTGGTAAGGATGGATTCAACCTTATCCTTATCCATATAGTCAACCTCCTCATCCTTTTTGGTGACTGGGTTGTATTTTCTCATCTGAGCGACTGCCCATTCGCAAGCCTTCTTGTTGAAGTGCCAGCCATTATATCTCAGATATGCTATCATTCCTTCTGGCTTCATATCGTAAGCATCCAAAGGCATTCTACATTTTCCCATAGCTTTTTCTATTAAGGGTGGCAGGGAAAATCCCCCACCACCGAATTAAACATTAGTAGCGTCCACCGCCACGGCGACCATAGTAGCGTCGCTCTCCATAGCGGTCTTCGTCACGCCAATCTTCATCGTCCCACTTGTCACGATAGTCTGGCATTGGCATACGGTTTCCCATACGCTCGCGCTTCAAACTATCCAAGCACTTCATAACCTTGCCACCTGCTCGAACCATTTCCTCGCAGTTGTCAACAAGCTCATCGAACTTGTTTTCCGTAATTTCTACCATATATCCCATAGCAATTACTTTTTAAAATTGTTACCGCTCAAAGCCTTAGACAGCATGGATTCAATATTGGATAGCGTTCCCTTCATGCCGCTGACCTCTGATTTGAGGTTATTGATGTCTTTTTCCTGCTGCTTTTCCTTAGCAATCTGTGGGTTGATTCTAGTGAGCATTTCCTCGCAGGAGCTTATAACTCCATTGTGGTAATCTACACTTTCCACGACTCCCTTTGAATGTCGCAACATAGCATCAATCTCTGCGCACATAGCTTCTCTGCTGTCACTGACAACAACACCTTCATTGCCGAAGTTCACTATCTGTGCCGTAGATGGCAGCTTTTCGAAATTGACCTGCTGGTCTTCTACTTGTACCTTAACATCAACGGTCGTCTCCAATGTCGGAGTCTGTCCTGGCACGTAGCTAGGATATTTCTGCTGAGGATTGCTGACCGATATTACTTGACCGATTCTTAGAGTCGGCTTTTCTCCTCCCTTGTCTAAGATGTAGAAGAGAGAAGACTGTCTTAGTCCTTGAAACATTTTCTTTCTCTTTTAGTGAGGGTGTGTCATAAGTCTATGGCGCACCCTCTTTTATGTTATTTATTGTATAATCCTAGAAGTATCGTAGCCTATT